AACTGTCCGCCATAAGTTGCCAAGTTCCATTCGTTACTAGAATCTATTAAAGATATAGCTGAGCCATTTACTCCTGCATTTCTTATTTGAAAAATTTGACCCCAAGATTGCGGATTACTAATAGTGGTAACATTACCCATTTGTATATTTCCGTTCTCAAAAATTCTTAATCTTTCTGTTCCATCAACTTGCATCTCAATAGAGCTACCCGCTACTGCATTATTTACATCTGCAGCTATTCTTAAAACACCCCCGTTTTGAGCATATATTCTACTAATAGCCGTATCGCTTGTGTCATCAAAAGTAATAGCAGGGGCATTGTTTCCTTGTATAGTTATACCGCCATAAGATGTTTGGTCTTTGATGTGAAGTTTATTTGTTGGAACAACACCAACACCCATATTTCCATTGGTATCGATAGTCATTACAGTTCCTGTACCATCGCTATCTGTTAGTAATAAATATCTACTAGACTGTTGATTTATAAATGACCAACTTCCAGTATTACAAAACAATTCTAAAGTAGCATCATTTGCGTTTCCATTTACTTTTAAATCAATACCAGTAGTAACGTTTCCTGCAAAGGTTGTTTCCCCACTATCCGCTATTGTTACTAAAGTTGCGCCTTTATTTGCTGAATAGAATTTTGTAGCATAAGCTGCGTTATTTGTGTAAAACTGCATGTCTCCGTTAGAAGTCCAAACAGCACCGTTTCCATCACTATTAATTCTAGCCTTACCTGCCGCACCTGTTGAAACTATTTCGAGTTTTGCACCGGGATTATTTGTGCCAATACCAAAATTGTTATTATTATCAATCCACGATGTACCCTCTGAATGCAATCGAATAGCATGATTTACATTACTATCTCGGTATATATCTAAAATAGGGTCTCCTGCTCCGTTTAGTGTTACGTTTCCACTAAAATTTGCGTTTCCTGATGGGTCAAAATAAAAGTCATTACTAACTCCTGACCTACCAAGTAAAAAGTAACCATCATTTCTAGCAATAAAAGTCCAAGTTGGAGTTCCCGCTGTATTACTCGACATAAATATTTGTGGAGTAGCTTGACCTGTTAAAGTTAAATAACCATTTGCAGTCATATTGCCGCCAAAAGTAGATGTTTGCGCTACATTTAAACCTGCATAACTTCTTAATAAGCCTAAAGTCTCTAATCCACCTGATGTTCTAAAAGCTGTATTTGCAGCTATTCTGCTTAAGGTTAATCCATTAATATTTATTCCTGAATCAGTAGTTGATATAAATGAAGGTGCTGAAACAGTACCAGTTGTTGCTTCTAATCCTGCTACAACTAAATCTGCTGCTACATATCCTGTTGCACCAATATTGACTGTCGTTGTAGGTTCTACGGTTAAGCCTTTAAATAACTTAAATTTATTAGAGTCTGATGCGTCATTAAACAAACCTAAAAATCTTCCTGTACCATCATTGTAATCGCCATACAATCCAATGTCTAAACTATTAGCTGTATTATCTTTCGCTAATTGTATTAAAGGATCTACGACTGCTAGTGTTTGAGAGTTTACGGTTGTTGTAGTGCCGTTTACCGTAAGATCTCCTGCAATCGTTACGTCACGTCCTGTGGTTAAATCGCCGTTCCTAGAGATCGTTAAAGCGGTCGTGTCGTCAGCAAAGTTATTTGATGTTTTAAATACTATTGATTCTGTTACGGCTAATTGTTGAATATTTAACTGACCTAGCGTATTTTTAATAAATCCATTTGCAGAATTATGCTGCAAAACCATATTGTTGCCTGTTCCTAATTGTACCTGTCCCGAATCAGGAACACTAACACTTCCTGAAAACGCTCCATTTCCTGTAACTGATATTCCTGTGCTTGTAGTTTCTAATTTTTTATAAGCATCGTGAAATAATTCTACTTGTCCATCTGCAAAAGCAGCAATTATATTTTCATTTGAAGCAGGATTTAATAATCTAAACGCATTTGTTGTAACAAACAACTGACCAGTTCCTGTATCAGAAATATAACTATCAGAACCATTATGAAATATCTCTAATCCATCACTTGCTGTTCCATAAATAGACTTTACATTATCATTGTGTATAGTATCGCCAGTCATTGTCCCACCAATCAAAGGAAGGAAAGAACCACCTGCTCCAGTAATCGTGCCTGTTACTTCTAAATTACCTGTAACTTTTGCACCTGCTGTAAGGGTTTCAAACTTTGTTCCATTATTAAAAGCTAAGGAAACACCAGCACCTTGTACTGCACTTATCATATTTTCAGTATCGGCTGCATTTCTTATTCTTACAACATTTCCCGCAAGTCTTAAATCCCCTGTTCCTGAATCTACAATTTTACTATTACTACCATCGTGATAAATCTGTAAGTCAGACCCTGCACCGAATATAGCTTTTCCATTATCTACAAAAGTTGCATTTGCCCCTACTGTTACATTTGTTGTAGTAGATAAAGCACCTGTAACTAATACACCTGTTGATGAGGTTACTAATTTTTCTGCGTTATCATAATAAAGTTTAACAGCACCATCTTTAATACCTTGAAAGTAAAGTTCTGCTGCGTTGGTTTCTAATTTAATATTATCGGCTGACCTTATAATTAAACTTCCTGTGCCTGTATCGTTAATATAAGAATCACTACCATCGTGATAAATTTCAAGACCATCTCCTGCAGTTCCGTATATGCTTTTAACATTGTCGTTTAAAACAATATTACCTGTCATTGTACCCCCTGCAAGTGGCAAGAATGAGCCACCTGAACCTGTGATGGTTCCTGTAACGACTAGGTTTCCTGTAACTTCTGCTCCTAAGTTTGTTGTTTCAAACTTTTTAGAGTTATTGTAATATAAATTAACAGCACCCCCAACATTAGCAGTAATTAAACTTGATGTTCCATCTGCTGATTTAAACCTAAAATTTTCAGCTTGAATATAAAACTGTCCTGAACCTAATTCTTTAATATAACTATCGCCCCCTGCATCGTGATAGATTTGCAAATCACTTGACGCACCCATTATAATTTTACTAGAATCAGTAAACGTAATGTCATCTCCTGCACTTACTAGAATATCTTTTCCACTTGTAGTGTTTCCGAATCCTAAAACCTCTGTCAAGGTATCTGTTTGCGAGAATTTAGTATCAACGTATAGCTTAACTGCCGCACTTGTTGGCAGACTAGTGTTATTATCAAAATTCTCTATGCCGTCAGTAGACGTTACGAAACGAGTTATTGTAACTCCTGTGCCTGTATCTTTAAGCGAACCCCATTCTAAAATATTGTTGACTTTAAAATCCCCTGCCGTATTCATGTATAAACCCGACTGGTTTCCAGATCCGTCTGTAAGCTCTTTTAGCGTCGCAGTAATTGCCGCATTATCAAACGTCTTAATCAGACCCTCGTAGGTTTGAGATATTTTAGTGTTAAATAGAGTTGCCATTCTTGTCTTTTTTTGTTTTGTTATTTTTCTCTTTTTTTAAGAAGAGCTTTAATTTCTTAATGTTTTCCTTTTTTATCTTGTACTTCATAGAACCCAACCGTTAAAAGTTGCGTCGTATGACGGATAAATGTCATCGTTTGTATTGCTCGTGTACTCAGGAAAGAGAGTTTGATTAAAACTCATGTAATCAATAAACCTCCTAGAATACCATTCCGCATTCGTTCTAGCCTTTTCCACTAGATAATCAACCTCATCTTTAGAAACGGTCTCTGCGTTCTCAGATCGGTGTTTAAACATACCTCCGTTGCGTATTTGATAACTAGCAAAAGGAATATAATCTACTTGAGCAAACCAAATTAGCATCGCTACAATATAATCGTCTAGCAATAGTTTCCATCTAGCGTTTGCGGGTAGATCTATACCCGCCGTTATCGCATCAGTTAATGCGTTATACATTTTTGTGCCTAAATAATTCTGTATATGAATTTCTTGAGCAAGTTTAATGAACTGAATATATTTGTCTGTATCGACATTCCCATCAATAATTGAATTTCTTACAAGATCTGTTCTGTTTATAAATAATACTGTTGCCATAATTTCTTTTATTTTGGATAAACGCCTCTCCCTGCTTGTTTGTCTGTCGCTATCGCTGCCTTTTTAGAGCCTCTAGGAGACCTTAACGCTGAC